CGGAAGATCAATTAGATTTTACAATTGGTTCTTTAAGTTTTGATGCTGATGCAAATGTTTCAGTAACTAGCGCAGGTTCCTTAACTGGATCTATGGGCACAACTGTAGCCGGCTTAAAAACTCCAGTAGATGTAACCGGTATTCAAGCATCTTTTAGTCTTGGAACATTTACTTTGACACAAACTACTACAGAACCAGTAACAGGGATTTCAGCAACTATGTCTTTAGGACAACATGCAGAAATTCCAGGTCAAATAATTGGTGTTGGAGGATTACAAGCTACTACATCAATTGGATCTGTTACAGTAACTGGATTAGCTAATATTGATGTATCGGGCATACAAATGACTGCATCAATAGGAAGTCCAGCAATTACTAGTTGGCAAGAAGTCGATCTTGGTGTATCAAATACTTGGACAGAGGTTGATTTGGCGGCTTAATTTTGTTAATATTTAAACTATATAGGAGA